CCGCGTGGACAACTCCCGCGTGTACAACTCGAAAATCAATCACACTAAGAGACTGTACACGCAAAGCCCAATCGGTTCGAGAAATGATCGCGCTACAGCTCGTCTTGGTGTTGGCGAAACTGAAATTCGCGTTCGGGCTGGATGTTTCGATGGAACGATTGACGAATTCCAGAAAGCCGTACTAAAAACTCACGGTCACAATAATTACGGGAGAGAGTATCTTGCGTTCATCCAGAATGCAAAAACTCACTTTGAGATATGGGCGCCTGAGTTTACAGACGTAATGCCCCCAGAGAAAACAGACGACACCCAATAGAAACGCAACAGCCGCCACGACGCAAGCCGGGCGGCTGTTTTTGTGTCACGGGATGGGGGGGGCTACTTTTCTTCCGTGTCGCTCTTTATTCCATGTCCACGGTCAATATTAAATAACGTATCCCAGAACCATCCGCCCGATACGCCAATGCCCACGCATAAGAACGCGATGAGAAACGCCGACACCGCCCACGTAAACGGATTCTTTATACCGCTCAAACGTTTCAGCCACAGCATAAACACGGGAAGCGTACCCACTACGCCGATAGACGTACCAAATATCTGCTCGTATCCTTCCGGCATTTTATGTGTAAAACTGGCAGTCTGGTGCAGGCCGAAGCCCGTCAGAATGGATATGATTACATCTTTGATTACGTCTTTCATCTTCGCATCCCTAGTCCGCCGTTTTTGCGTGGCGGCTTTCTATTGTCTGGTTGGGTGGGGGTTTCGTCTCCAACCGCCTGCGCGTTCAGTATTTCTTGAAACAGCGGCATGAGTTCGTCGGATGGCTGCCAGCGGCTTTTTACGTTTACACCTTCGAGTTGGTCGAGATGAATTTTAGCCCCGCGTATCAGTTCGCCGATAAACCGTAAATGACGCTCTCTCTCTGATTTCATTGTCTGCACTTCTACCGATAGCGCGTCAATGCGCTCTAAGAGTGGCTTATTCAGCCGTTCCCACGCTGCGGATATTTCACCGGCTACACCGCCGTCAGTGCTTTTATCGTTATTGCGCAGGTCTGAAAGTTGCTTCCATAAACCGAGAATGCCAACCAGCAGCCACAAAAAAGGCATGATGAAATCTTGCACTATAACCCCACTTTTCGCGCCAAGTAAAAGATGCCCAGGCACAGAAACGGCAGACCGTACCGGGCGTAGATTGAATATGTAGACGGCGTCAGGTACCCCAATAACACGCAAACATACAGCCCAGCCCACCATGACAATACCCCCCCGATAATGAGCGCGGCAACAGCAAGACCTTTACTGTTTTTCCAACGCGCGAATCCGCGGCGCAGCAGGTAAAGACCCACTGCGCCGCAAACTACGCTACCAAATAGGAATGTCAGATATACCGGTAATTCCATGCTTTCATCCTTCCACCGGCGCGGACCGGGGGGCATACTAAAATGTACACCAGCCGTCAGCGCCGTAAATGCGCTTTGTGCCGGAGTTTGTCCAGGCATTAGCGGCAAAATCTTTATAGAAGTTGATTATAGCCGAGTTGCCGTTAATGATCCACAATGCAGGGGTTGTCAGGTCTACGCCGTTGTCACGTCCACCCGCCGCACCGCGCCATGTGATATTGGTCGTGCTGACTGGTGTCACAGGGATGGAATAGGTGGTGGTGGTGGCGTTACTGGTGCCGTTGCCCGCTTCGTTGATGTGCCACTCAAAGCGATTGCCAATCGTCCGGTATTGATACACTCCATTCGTTGGGTTGGCCGAGTAGCCGGTAATGGTTGGGGTGTAGTTGAACACGCCGGGCCAGCCGAGCGGCTTGGATGCTCGACTGTATGCGATGTCTGTTATCGCGCTATTCGCCACGGTGTAATCTGTATTTACGATGATCGTAATAAGCGTAGCTGCCACAGAAGCAATAACCCCGTATTTATAGCCGCCGCCCTGTTTCCACCGCAGATAATCGCCTTTTTCGTAAATAGCGGTTGCATCTGTCGGAACCGTAATCGTGCTGGCGCTGGCGTACGCCCACGAATCTGAAACTTCGTTCCATCCGTTGGCTATGTTGGATCCGGTCACGGTACCGCTGGCCTTGATATTTCCAGTCACATCAAGCTTTTCGGTTGGCGCATTTTTGCCAATGCCAATTTTATCGGCGGATGCGTCCAAGAAAAAAAGGTTTTGATCTGAGACGCCTTCGATTCTAATGTCTGTGTTTGCTCCACCTTCGTTTACGATAAGATCGGTCATAGGGGAAAGTTTCAAATGCTCTACTATTAAATCGAGTGTTCCACCTGAATTTACAGATGTAACAGCGGGGGCGGATGTCTCTCTGCCAAAAACAGTTGCTATCACATTGTTTGCGGCGTCGTACCACTTGACACTGTTGATTAAAAAAGTACCAGATGGGAATATCGAAACGCCGCTACTATCCAAAACCACCGCGCCCGCGCCCGCTTCTAGTTCTCCATCTATATTAAATCCAACTTGCAGCACATCGTTTTTGATCGTAAACGAATTGTACCGGGTCGAGCCAATCAACACGCCAGGCACCTGATAGCCGTAGCCAGTGGTGGTTCCGCCGCTCATGTTGTTGGGGTCGCCAGTGCCCAGCCACTCGCCGTTTAATTGGTCAATTCCACCTTTGATGTAAACAGCGGTGCCATCGTAATACGCATCGCCAATCCAGCGGCGTGAATAATCGGTGGATTTCAAGAAAACGCCTTCCACGTTATCAAGCGTTGTGGCGCGGGTCGTCTCATCCGTCCATGCTTCAAACTCTGCCATTATTTCGGCGTTGTCTGTTGTCGTAGCTGTGACGATAGGATCAACGTAAAGATACATCGCGTGCTTTTTTCCGCTTGTCCCCGTTGCAAAATCCAGTGTCAACGATGCGGGGATGACGTAATTGTTGTACCCATCATCGCCATACAGACTGACCAATTGGCTCTCACGCGGGATGATCGTGACAATTTTTGCCGACGCCGATATGGAAAAATCTGCGTAAAGCCTAAATTGCTCAACGCTCATATTTCTGTATCCGGTTGCCAGCCGCGATGTCTGGGTAAGCCTTGGCATCATTCTGCGCAGTTCGTTCACAATCGGGTTGGAATTTCGTGCCCGCATTTGTGCAAGTACATCAATATTTTCACTCATCGTCGAATAATCCTTCCAGGTTAACCGCCATCGTGTTATTCAATGGGCTGTAGTTGGTTTCTTTAACTCTCATACGGAGCGTGGTCCCGTATTTGTTAGCTAAAAATTGTGCTCCACTGTAATCCGGCTGTACTAAACACACGTCACCTATTGACGGAAAGGCGGAAACGTTTATCAGCGTTCCGTCCACGTAGAGACGGTGGGAGCACATTTTTAGTTCACGCCTGGCCGCAGGCAAAAGCGCGTCGGCGCTGGTAATGGTAGTAAATTCAGCGGCAGCGGCGACGATCCCATATTCGCCCTGACTTTTTTCGTCGTTGACAGTGTTGGTCACTGCGTCCGACCAGTTATCCATTTGACCATAGGCGACGATGCGATTAGCAAAGGGCTTCATTGATTTCTCTTGGATCTGGCTGCCAACCAGATTGGCCGAATCCGCAGCCGCATTGGTTCCACCGCTGCCCCGCGCTATCAGAGTCGTCCTGTATTTTTTTCCTATTTTTGACAAAAAATAGGGGGTGAGAATAAGCTTCCCCGTTCCCTTACCAGTGCTTACGTCAAAATCTCGTGATGCGCTAAATCCCCAGTACATATCATTATCAACGGCCATCTGATTGACGATGTTGTAGCAATCCATGAGATTCCATGTCGGATTGGTGGGTGTGCCTACCATGCTGATAGCATCAGATGATTGTGATAACGGCGGAAAGGCGGCTGCGACTTGCGCGATTCTCAATATTTTCATAAATATCGCCCCGGGTGATGCTGGCGGGTTGATGGTTTCGATAACGCCTGTGAGCCGTTGCGCTAATATTGATTCTACACCGCGCAATGGGATGACGTATTCTGCATTTGTATTGACCGTCAGGCCTGTATTTTCGTCCGGCCACATAACAGCACACCACGGCTTTATGCCAATTTGGTCGCTCGTCACCAGGACGAAGTTATTGCGTTTCAGGTTTCTTGCGGTTGCTTTCGGGTCGGTCACTGAAATAGAAAATACTCCGCGATCCAAATCGATAGAGTGATCCAGTTTTAGATGACGAACTACAGATACATTTAGTTCGTCAAGGGGCTTGCCCGTTCTATCAAAAACAACAACTACATCTGCCATTACGCCGCCGTATTACTTCTGCCTTTATGGATAAAAACTACATCAACGCCAGTTACGCCGGTTTCGGTGTAGGAGATCGTGTTCGTGCCTTGCACCAGCCTAAACCACTCATTGCGTGCCTGAAAATAATGCAATGCCGGGAATATATCGCTGTTGTCCTTCAGGTAGGTGACGGTTTTATTCATGGTGTCAATTTCTACCGTCTCGTTTGTCTCCATTGGATGCACAATTTGGATACTCTCGCCGGTAGTATTATTTGTGAGCGTGACATTTAGAGCGTAGGTGATAATCTGCTCCGCGCCTAGCGAAACATTTGGGACGCCTCTCTGTGTGCCGGTCGTGGTAGTATCCAGCGTCACGGTGCAACCGCCCGCACTTACAGCCGCCCGCGTAGTGTAATTTGTGGTGCGGACGTTTTTCAAAAACAACTGTAAAACAAACCCGGTTGCCGCTGGTGTAAACGTCTGGCTGGTAGATTGCCATGTGTTGTTGCTTGTGCTTCTTGTCACGGCCAACGAATCACCGCTTTGGGCGTCTCTATAATAAGCCTGGCTGGCTGGTAGATTATACCGGTCTACATTTGTGAACGCCGCGCTCGTATACCCAAATGGTAACGTAAGTTGCCATGCCGCCTGTGACGATTTATTTATTAAACTAACGCCTATGTCTGTTACGGGGTCAATCGGAGCGGCGTTTAGCGGATCTTGATCTTTTGTGTAAACAACAGCATCAGCGCCATTGCGTATTGGTTGCCACTTGGTTACGTCTGTTTGGTCGTCTGTTGAAAAAGCAGTATATACCCAACTTGAATTAGTGGACGATAGGCTTATTGTCGGCTTATTGGCATCGGAATATACAGGGGTTGGCGCAGATGCGTCACCATAAAACATCCATGCCTGCGGCAAAAATACTACTTTTGCGCCCGCCGTATGGCCAGCCGCCGTGGTTCCAAATCTGCCACGCAAGCAGCCTGTGGCTACGTTTGTAGATGTGTTGAAACTGTCCACGGTCATAATCTCTGTTCCGCAAAGCGCCAGGCCGCCAGATGTCGGTACATCACCTTCCGGCTGATTGAGCGTGAATGTTGTAATGCTATTGTTTATCGTTGCGGCAAGCGTGCCCTGTGCGCGGACGGCAAAAGTGTGGCTGATCCATATTTTAGTTGCGGTGCTGTTGATCTGCGCCGTTCCGGCCGTTCCAAACCAGCGCGGTACTTCAACCAGCCTGCCGTTGGCATTACCTACAAATATAAGCAAATCGTCGCCGTTAGCAAGCATCTTGGAGTTGACTAGAATGTCGTTGTCTAAAAGCGCCGTTGCCGTCGTGCCGCCAATCCCGCGCACGATGCCCGTCATACTTCCCGCGCTGATAGCAGTGTACGATCCCTGTTCGCCGGTGCGCTGGCAGTACCACATGCCACCAGACGCCGCCAACCCGCCGCCAACGCTTGTATCGATAACAAATGTGGTATCAGACGATGTATACCCGCCGACGTGATTGATCTGGTTACTCACCGTGGCGTCTTGAATAATAGCCTGCGTATTTAGACCACCATCCGTTACATCAATAGGGTATGCGTGAGCGGCCTTGCGGGTGTAGTTGTACATTGTGATAAAACGCTTATATGTTCCGCCGCCGCCAATAACCCCCTTTGCCGCCGTGGGAGTAATGCGGATTTTAGGCAAGGCTTCCACATTTCCGAGAGAGACGACATAATTGTGCGTTTGGCCGGATGCGGTCACCGACCAGGTTGATTCGGTTGTGTCGTTGACTGTCAGCCAGTATGCAGATTTTACAGCGAGTTTTACCGTCACGCCCTTGCCCGTATTTTTCGGCATATCGGTGGGGGTGCACTGCGCATACCATTGACGGCTAGAATCGTCGGAGTCTTTGCAAATCAGCGTACGCAGCGTCGTGTCGTGGACGTCGAAAACGCTCGAAAGGGCAGACAAATCCGCGCCGAGTGTTGCGCCGGTAGTTTTTATCAACAGTTCAATTGTTGATCCGCGAAGAGTCTTCCCGGATGGGTACGGGTCTTTTCCGCTGTTCGTGATCGTCCAATTAACAATCGCCGAAGGCTGTATGGATGTATTTACAATCGTAGCCACAAAGTGACTGCCTGCCGTTCCATCCAATATCGTCGCCACGCCGCTGGGGCCCGTGTAATTATAGGGTGCCAAGTTCATTTTATGGAAACTCCACAGGAGGCAGGCCGTTGCTAGAACTTCCAGTCACGCTGATCGTGATTGTGCCGAATTGACTTAACCCAGAAAGGGTCGATATAAGCGCATCCACTTTTTCGGTGGCTGCGTCAGCTTGTTTCTGCACGGTGGTGGAGTAGGTGGTAAAAGCGCTCGACATTGAAGTGGTTGCGGCCTTCGCTGCATCCTGAGTCTTCTTCGCTTGCGTCTGCGCGTCCTGCCATGCCTTCGCTGCGTCCTGCCCTGTCAGGGATGGTTTTGGGGTCGCAGTAGTTGACGCAGTAGGAGTAGCGCTCTCTGGGTGGTCTTGCTGCCACTGCTGCGCGGCTGCCTGACCAGATTGAGACGGCGCAACGTCGGCGACATGCTTTAGCTGCTCCGCGAATTGCTGCGCAGATATTTTGCCAGATTGCAAGCGCTGCTCCAGTTCGTAAATGTTCTTCGCTGTCTTTGCGTCGGCTTCCGAGAACACGCCCAACGCCACGCCCAAATCTTGCTGCTGCTGGAACATGGCGTATGTCATCTGTTTAGATGAGTTCATCTTTAGATAATCGGCATACACCTGTTTATTGGTGTTTGACTGCGCGGCTTCTTCGTTGGTCTGGAATTGCTCAGTCAGCCCTTCAAGGTTTTGTTTTAGTTCTTGAATGTGCTGCCCGGCAGGGGAGTATCCCATTCTTGTAGCGTGTTCCAGCTCCGCGCGCACGTCCGCTATTTTCCCTGCAAGCGTTTCCTGTGTGGATGCGAGCGAAGAAGATGCAGCGCCGACCTGTTGTGTCAATACGGTAATGTCGGAGTACTGATTAGATAATGCTTGTAGACTTTCTTGGTAATCCTTAGGCACTTGCGGCCCCTGTATAACATCCCCACCACCGCCCGCCCCACCCGTCGATCCCGGCATGTTGTTCTTAAGGTACTCGCCAGCCGATTGAAAAGCGGTAATTAATCCGCCGCCCTGCACGTTATAACCTTCTCCAAATGCGCCAGCCAGCCCGCCGTTAATTTCATTCTTGATTATCTCAACGGCAGACCTGACCATAGGTGCGCCGGTGGTCAAACCAGACACAATCGCACCAATACCGTCTTTTTGCACCTGATTGTCCAACGACGTGAAAAACTGTTCAACCACTGGAACCGCATACGAAAAAGCAGGCAAGACCTGCGCAGTGATGGAGTTAGCAAGTCCTTGTGTAGCATCCCCAACGTTATTTTGAGCAATCTCCAACATTAACAACTGGTCAGAATATTGTTTCGTCAGGATGTTGCTTTTGTTGGTCTGTTCATAGTTCGCCGCCATTGAAGCGGTGCCCATGTCAAACATTTGTGCAAACTGCAAACCAGCCCGCCCGCCCAGAGACGACGTGAGAAATACGGTTTTTTCAGATTGAGTATTCAGGTTGTTGTATTGGTCAGACAACTTCTTTAGCGTGTCAATATTCAGGCTCAATCCATCCTGAGAAAGTTGCTTTTGTGCTTGCGTTAGAGCGCCGGTTGAAATACCGTAATTATCGGTAAGATCAACGAGTTTTGATGTTTCTTCTGTGGTTAATCCTAACTCTGCTGCGGTGCTGCGTATGGTGTTGGCATATTCAATCGTACTGCCAATCGTGGAATCGTAGGCTTGTTTTGCCCGCTCCATGATTGTGTTGCCGACCTGCTGCACAGCCATGAATTGGCTGTACGTGTCAGTCGCTTGCCCAACAGATTCCCGCGTTTTCCCGGAAAATCCTTCTGATCCAGACCCCCTGTTCAAAACATCCATAGACTGATTTAGTTCTTTGAGTTGCGATTGAAGCGCAGAAAATCCACCCGCAATATTTTGTATTTCGGCTGTGCTTTCGTCCACTGTTTTAACAACAATATCGACTTCATCGGTCATTGAAAATCAATCCCATGTCTATGAGTAGGCGTAATGTTCGGCGCTCAGAATCGGTCAGGTTATGTATCTGCTCGCCGGTGGAGTTTCTAAGATGGGTCAGCGCGTCATGTATATTTAGTGACACGGCCATGCGATACATGATCTGCGCGTCTTGCTGGTACATCGCGCCCACGTCGGGTAGGCTGTGCCAGCGTTCGCACTGCCAAGCAAGCTCTAATTCAAAAGGGGGCGGATCGTTGTCGTCAATACATGCGACAATCGCCGCTATCAGGCTTTTGGGATGGACTTTAGACCGCCCATGTGAGCATTGACACGAGCCGATGCCCAAATCAAAATACCCGCAATCTCTGGATTGTCGATGGTCGTCAGGTCGGTATCAATATCTGGCATAAGTTCACATTGCCAGTCCTGAATAAGATTTTTGGCACCTTCCCACATTCGTTCCCACATCTCAGCGCCAGATAAGCCGCCGACCGTGGAGTAAAACTCTAACTGCTGCTTGACATTAATTCTATCTGGTACGGTAAAAATACATGCTGAATCCTCGCGCTTGAATTCCATTTGTTTATTCCTTTTAGGTGAGTGTTACGCTGGTGCGGTTGACCGCGCCATCGAATGTCAAGTTAGCACTGAATGTTTGCATGTTGTTCAGGCTGCCGCTGTACGTCACGTCAGACAAAAACACATTGCCATTGTAAAAGCGGGCGGCATAAGCCTTCAATTCAAACCGCTTGCTAACGCTGGTCTGCGCAGAAACGAGCGGCCCAAAAATGCCATCCGTGGTGGTGTTTACCCAGCCATTGACAGAGACAGTCGTACCACTCAAACCGGGAATATAGCGCCGGTTTGCGTCGGAATAAGCTGACGAATCAATCAGAGCACAGGTGCGCTTTAAGTCGTGCTTATTGACGTAGGCCGTGATTGTAGTCAGTACACTGGTGCCATTCCCAGCGATGCGCAGGGCAACATCTTTGTAGGTAGTGTTTGCCATTGGTTACTCCTTATCTTTCTTGCTAATGGTTTCAACGGGCTTATCTTGCGCGGCCCGTTTAAGATTTGCTAAAACTTCATGCGAAGCCGTGTTGAATTGCCCGCTTTCTTCTTGGCGCTTTACTTCGACTTCCATGCGCTCGATCTCTCTCTGTAGGTCACTCTGCATAACTGACATGGTTTTCTTCACTCCATTCGATGATTACATCTTGCCGCAACCAAGACGGCCCGTTACCGCCTTTCGTCCAAATCTCTGTTACTTCTGACCCAGAGATGGGCGCGGAATCGTTGATCGTGCCGGTGGTGTCTGCCAACTTCCTGTATTGGCGGAAGCGCAATAGCACTGCACTGATGTTCGCTTCAAGTGCTAAAAGGCTTACGCCGTCGTCTGTGTAGCGCTGATATATACTAATAACGGTCTGCCAAATCGTACCAATCTGCGAGCGGTCGGTAGTCTTGAATTTACCCGGCTTGATGATGCCGTAGTGGTCGGACTTGCCAGAGTTGAGCATGCCCCATTTACCGCGTGCCGTGTTGTCTAACGAAAAACCAGGCACAGCGCGGAGTTGCGTAAGCACCAGGGCTTCCCCGTCCGTGTACGCCATTACAAATCTGGCCCGTCGTCACCGTTTCCACCGCTCATGCTGTCTGCGTTGGATTTCGGAAACTCGAATTGATTACGGACAAACATTGGTTGCGCCAGGCTTTCGTCTGACGGGTCGCTGCGGCTGGATACTGCGTCAAGTCCGGTGAACTGTAGACCGTCACTCAACTTGTACGCCTGCGATACACCGTCTCTTTGTAAGCCAAGTTTGTATGAGCTAACGAAATTGTCAGCAGACTTGTACAGGCCATTGAACGCACCAATGCGTGAGCCTTCGGCGTCGCTGTAACCCGTACCGCGCTGGGTAAGCTCCACGTACTTGACGGCCTGCATGACCACCCAATCATCGCACATCAACTTTGCGGTTGAGTTAGCGATAATAGCGGATGGCGCAAAACCACAGTTCCACAAAGAGATATTCAACACCCCTGACGCACGGTCAAGGAACTTCTCAAGCTCTGTTCCCGTGGGGCGCGTGGTTGAATTGAAGGCCGCCTGCCCATCGAGTAGGTGACGGGTAAAGGCTTTCACTTCGCCGGTGGTGCCGTAACTGTCTGCGCGTAGTGTCATTTATTTATCACCTACGCGCCCGAATGACTGCACGTTGACAATTGCGCCGTTCGTGGCACGCACGAATTTGAAGTTAGCCAAATTTAACCCTTCAAACTGATATGGAGAATTGGCGGCAGTAAACAAAACGCCAGTGTTAGCCGTTGGCGGTGACCCATCAAACGTAGCGCGGATACTCTGTGTCTCCACGGAGAAGACGAGAACAGTGCCGACTTGCGCGGTTGAACTGAGTGTGTTTACCGTAGCGGTGCTGTTTGTGACAATACGCTGAAAGGCTTTTGAGATGAGTCCAGCGGGGGCATTTCTTGAAAAGGCCATGCGTGTTACTCCTCGGTGACGAGCACCTTACGAACTGGCAAAATCATTGTGCGTGCGCTTACCAGTCGATCTTCTTTCTTGGCTTCCGGGTTGGTGACATACGGAACGGAAAACTTGACGGCGTTCGTGTTGTCGCCCGGGCTGTTTGGGATTTCCGCCCACTTCGCGCCCGGCTCAAACTCATCACCTGCGACATAATTGGCGGTGTCGCCAAACTCATCGGTGACACCAAATTCAGACAATGCCGTGTACTTCACGGATGGGGATTGTTTTACCTGCTGCTTATTCTGTGCCATGTTACGCGCTCCTCTGGTCGTTGTAGATATTATCTTGCTTGGTTGATTCGTATACTTCGCGGCGTTCACTTGCGCCGTCAATCATCGATTGTATTGCAGGCCCGCGCGCGTCCGCCAGATGGGGCGGTAGGCCTCCCCAATTGACACGGACAGGCTGCGGCCTGCGCCACATACTAGCCCCGCACGTTGAGCAAACCACTAATGGGCATTGGCTCATTGAGTGCGTGACCTGTTGTGTGTGTTTTCCATCCGTGTACTGGTATTCTGGCATCTTTAATCCTTGTCACTTTCACCATGCTAATCAGGAGTTTCTTTTCCGTCTCGGTGACGACTGGCAAAAACTTGACATCGAATTCGGATAAGTCGATTTGCTCAACAACTTTGTTGCATCCGATATTTTCATTTGTGCTGTTGTCGTAGTAGTCATCAAAAATAGCAACGGAACCAACTTTCATCCACTGTGATACGAAGCCCCAGTCATTCGTGATGGTCTCTACCGAGTGGCCGCCGTCTATGAAGTACAGGTCATGTCCGTGTAAATTGGCGGTTTTCATTGTCTCACTTGTTGGCCCAGTAATGAGTTGATATTTTGCGCGGGTTGCAAGTAGTCTGCGCATCACAACTTCGTAAGGCCATGCCTGCTTTGAAAATTCGCGCCGGTACGATTCGCCGGTCTGTTGCTCGAACAAATCAAAACCTGCATATTCAACTTCGCCGATGGGGTGGTGCTTCGCGGCTTCCTGTATCATCTGAACAGCCCGCGCCCCGCTCCATGTACCAACTTCGACAATGCGCTGCGCTTTTGTTTCTCGAATGATGTCCAAGACTTGTGCGTACCGATCTGCGCCGTCCTTTGTTAGTTCAGCGCTAACGCCGCACAACCTACCCAGCGCCACGGCGTGCTCTGTGATGTACTGATTCCAGTTGAGCGCGGATGCTAAAAGGTTGTTCGAGATGCTTGTGGACAGGAAGTTGTGAAGCAGTTTTGACAAATCTTCAACCGTCTCATACAAATTCCAGTCTTCAAGAAAATCAGACGCATATCCAATATCAGGCGAGAAGACCGGCACGCCAGCGGCAAAGGCTTCCATGAGTGGGAGCGGGCCGCCTTCCGCGTACCCGGTAACGATCAGCGCGTCAAGCTGCGCGTACACGTCGGCTAGATTGTCGTCGGTCAACTCTTTCAGATGAGAGACAACCGCGCCTGCTAGTTTCATTTGTTCACAGTACCCTTCGAGCCCATCGCCAACCATTACGAAATTGAGCGCCCGCAAGCCCTGCGGGGACATCTTCCAAATCAGGTCAAGCAGGATGTGGAAGCGTTTGCGCCCGTTGGGTTGATCGGAACCGATAATACCGATATTGCGCCGGGTGTACGCGAAGTTTGAACCAGCATAGATCACCCACATCTTCGCGGGGTCTGCACCTAATTCAACCAGTTCGCGCCGCCCCTGGAATGACATACAAATGATCTGGTCTGCGCGTTCGCACGCATCATACAGCGCGGCCCAGTCTGTTGGGTTGCAGTGCGTGTACAGCATGGCGTGTTTTGCCACTGATTCTCCCCTGTCCAGACCTATTAGGGTATGCCAGGGGATGTGATAATTCACGTCTGCCGATGGGTCAATGCTGTCTGAAATGGTTGTTTCGTAGAGCGTTTTCAACCCTTCCACGAGCGGCGCGGTCATGCGCTGCATTGCTACCGATTGATAAGGCGAAACGATGTGGAGTTTAAGCATTCTCGCCTCGCAACTGCGCCAAAATAGCGTTTTGTTTGCGAACTTCTTTAGCAGTAACTGCCGTGACTTCTTTCGAGAGCGCTTCGATAACGTCAGGCGGTGATTGCAGGTAGTCGGACGGCATCAGCGGGTAATTGAGCATATGCCCGCACTGTACGCCAGTATCACCGTACAGTTGGTAGCCTGCGAGCTTCGCAAAGAAGGGAAAGCGCACATCTGACCCGTTGATATTATCTTTGCGGCCTGTGAGCGGGCGAATTTCTTCGGCAAGAATCTTTGAAAACTCTCTCAGAGCAACCTTAGAAGTGGCTGGCCCTGCGCCTTTTCCTTCCGCAAGCTCTTTGATACCGTTCACGGCCTGCATAATCCGCGCTAAATCGTAGGGGTATAAATCCATATCATCTTCAAGGATTTCCTTTTCGCCTTTCAAAATGGCGCGTACAGCGAGCACAACTTCGCGATGGATGAGCACGCAACCCCAGCCAGAGCCGCCCAGCGGGTATAACTTGCCATCTTCCCAAGGTTTGGTGAACCAACGCAAGGGCAGCTTGCCTTTTGCGCCATTCTCAAACCAAACCGGTGCGATGGGCTGAAATCGGCGGCGCATGTACAGCCCGCTAACGTATGGCAGGCCGTGAGAGCGTAAGCGCTCCAATGCGTGCGGCGGGAATACCATATCACTGTCCAGCAGCAAAATAAACTCGTGATTGGTTTCGTTTATGAAGCTGTCAAGGTGCTGCTGTCGGGATTCATAGCCCTTTGTCGCCCAAAATGGACGGGGCAAAGAGTCACCGGGGCGTAATTGGATGTTATAGATGGAGTTACGGCATTGGCCGTTTTCCGTCTCCGAACCAACCGAACCAACGTAACACGTACCTGTGTAAAACTTTTTATCCATATCTACTCCGCGCTGAGTAGATAAAGGGCAGGACACTACGAGCGCGCGTAGCGCCCTAGCCCCTTATCAATAAATTATTGTCCACCGCCCGCAACGGAAGTTGTAAAAACGTACTTCGTTCCGATGCGAATACCAGTGGAGTTGACATTGAGATACTTGAGCAAAGCGCCGATAATAATACCGGTGGACTTCGCTGTGAGCGCCCAGTTTGACACGCCCAAAGATACGCCGCCGCCCGATGTTGGGGTAAAGGTGACGTTTCCGGTAGAGCTCGCTACTTTCAGACCGCCGCTAACGGGGGTAAGCTGAATATTCCCTGTCGAGTTGGCGAGTTTCAAACCACCACCAGACACAGGAGTCAACGCCAACGAACCAGTTGAATTCGTGATCTGGATAAGCTGTTTGATAAAAAGTCCCCTTGGGCTGTTTTGCGGATGGGTAGCCATTATCAGGCCTCCTACGCAACGATGGTCTTGAAGAAGTAGCCCAGGTCAGTCGCAACGGCTTTCTGATCCCATTGCTCTTTGCTTTTCAGCACGTCAGAATCAACGGCATCGTCACGGTAACGGGCAATAGTACCCTGCCCGCCGCCTGGCTGCCAGACGAAGGTGTAACCGGCGCTTGCGTCGAAAATACCAGCGGTACCACTGACGTAGCATACCAGCGCATCGTTGCCGATGATACCGGAACCGCTGAAAGTAGCGGCGGCATTTGCGCTGTTGTAGCTGGCCTTACCAACGATGTAGTTTTTCAAGCCAAACAGTGAAGCCATTGCGCTTTCGACATTCGCGGCGGTTGCCATCTGCACAAACTTGACGCGATCAATGATGTCTGGGTGATTCATCAAACCTTGATGCACGAAGTAACCCATCACCATAGTGTTTCCATCAAAGCCGGTGTTGTTGCTGATGGTGCGGCGGGCAGTCAGGACGTTGGTTACAGGGTCGCCGCTGGTGTAGTTGTTCCAATCAACGGCGCTGTTGTTGTCGTCGGTGCCCCACACGCTCAGGGCCATAAAGTCAGCGCTCCATGCGCGTTCCTTGCGGATAAGGCTCTGTTGTGCCAGCCAACGGGTACCGGCTTCTTCCAAACTCATTGGAGTCTGGTTGTTGGCGATCACTTCGTCAGGGATGGGGTGGGCGAGAGCATATTGCAGGGTAACGACGGTGCCAGTCGAAAGGCCGTAACCACTTCGGGCGTAGCTGCCACCCGGCGCGCGTACTTGCATCGAATCGGTGAACCAGTATTTCTTATCAAAAACGTAGTAGGTATCACGCGCTTTGTCAACTGGCACGATGGGGAAGACTTTCTGAGACACAAAACGATCATCGCTTTGCTGGTACCCAATCGCCAGATTGGTGAGTACCGGGTCGATCTGTTGGACATTGCCAATAGTAGGTTGAGCCATGTGTTAATCGCCGCTTTAGTAGCGAGCGCCTCCAGGTGTGAGCATGACGGCAATTTCGTCGCCAATGGCGCTGGCATCAGTCAATGCTTTGCCGATTTGCTGAACGTTGTCCGTGGTGGTGTTGACCACGCGGCTCGTGGTGTTGACTGCCAGAATGTGACCAATGCGAATCAGGGATGTGCCCGCAATCGCTTTTGCGATGCCATTGTAGGCAACTTCGGCGGCGTCGCCTGACTTCGGGTTGTTCTGCAACAGGCCGATTACGGTGGATACCAGGATGGATGTAGCCGCAAGGCCGCAACTACCAGCGGTCGAGAGCAGCTTGACAACCTTGAATTGATGCGTGCTCAGATCAGCGTTCGCGGTCAGCCCAGGGATTGTGTCATAACGGGTGGTAAATGCTTGGGCCATTGGTTAGTCTCCTTTTGGCTTGTGATTGGCGTAAGCGGCGAAAAGTTCGGGCGCTTCGTCTTTGACGATGACGTAGGCGTCGGTATAGCTGATCTTTCCTGTTTTCACCTTCGCATCAACAGCCGCAGCGAACGCCTGACGGGGGTCTGCAATCGCTGTGGTTGCATCGCTACCCAGTTCGGCGGTGAGCTTGCTGTAATCAATGCGCTTTGACAGCGCGGCAAGCTGCTGCATGACCCATTCTTGCGATTCTTTCGGCAGCGCGGCGAGTTTTTCAGCAGCATCATTCGCGGCTTTTTCGTCCTTGAACGTGGCGCTGAACCGCTCTGTCTTTTTGAGTTCTGCGGCCAATTCGGTCACACGGGTAGCGTGCAGGCGCTCGGCTTCGAGTGTTTCGAGTTTCGCCTTGAAATCGTCACGCTCTTTGACTGCGGCTTTGTACTCATCCGTCACGGCGGGCTGCTCGACGGGCTTTTGTGGTTCGGGCTTGACGGGATCAGCAGTAGGCTTGAAAAAGGCCATCAATTGATCCAGAAAACCCTTTGGCACTTGTACCATTGTTTCTTCTGACATATTCTCTCCTGTTTTGACTTGCGACGTGTAAAGGGCGGTCGCTTCGCCCAATGCGGGTACATGCAGTAAGGCATCCCCCACGATCAGCGGGCCGTCAATAAACGTGCCCGTGGTTGCATCTTCAAGACCGCCACCTTCCCAAATAATCTCTGGCGAGTGGTATTTGTAATCGCCTTCTCCCCATGATTTCGCGCCCTTTTCGGTCAGTACTGGTACAGCCCAAAGGCCGTCCGTTTTGGCGTTGCCTTCGTTGCGCACGAATAGCGAAGTGATATGACCGCCTGCCGCCGTTGCGTCTTCATGGCTGCCTAATTTGATAGGCGGTTGAAAGTGTGGCAACTTGAAACGCGCCGCCATCTCAGGGGTAAAGTTGCGAGATGGGCCGCCGCTGGCGCGTTTTATCACGCCAAAAGGGAGCAAGCGGTAAGGCTGGCCCGGCTGTGTTGAAACGAATGTATCGATAACCTTTTCTGCGTTGCTCATGTTTCTCCAAACAAAAAGCAGAGAGTCAATTGACTCTCTGCTTAGGAGTTCTGTGTTACCGGCGCTCGCTGGCGCTCTATAAAATAATAATTGCGTGATCGCCGCTGGAATATCACCAACTTTACAGCAAGCCGAAGGCCGACATTGCATCTGCTTGTGCAGTAACGATCGCTTCTATCTTACGCCAAAATCCGTCGCATGTCAAGCGGGCGATTCGTCACAGTTAGTACACCCATCTATAACCGTCATCCGTCCACATTTGCACCGTATCTCAATCACCACGCCTACGCCTTGCGGGATATGAGCGCGGAATAGCAACTTGCCGCAATATGGGCAGCGGTGGTCACGTATGTCAATCTTTGGCATACGCACGGCGACAACGGTTATCGACACGTCACCGGTTGCCATCTATCCACGCTCCAAGAATTCAGCCATCTGTGACGCCAAATTCTTCCAAAGCCGGTCAATCTTTTCTTTGGCGCGGCTGGCCACAGTCTTCATAACCCACCAGTGGCTATTTTGTGATGCTTGCGTGTCGTCACCAATAACATATTCTGCATAATTCAAGTTTGTGCCAAAGCGCCCTTGATAGCCAAAGCCGCCCAACTCTTTAGACTCAAAGATGGACGGCGTACCGCTCCCCTGGCCGCCACCTTCGCCGCTACCCAAACTGCGTCCAAGTGTACCCGTGCGGGTGTAGCTGGAGTTTGACGGTTTGGGCGGATACGGCGGGACACTCTCCCACAGCGTGAGCAGAGTTGCATCCATCGTGACAAATATCACCGATTTTAGTTTTTCGGGGTAGGCTTGCATCCTGCGTATGAGTTGGTCAAGTCCGTGTTGTTCTATGATCGTGGTCATTTTTGACACCAGCGCACTTTTAGGTAAAAGTATAGACAAACGACGAAGGTAGCAACAATCGCCATTGCCGTGATAGTTTCGGGGGAGTACGATGTGCAATTAATCATCGCTTCGCTGCCATTCTGTTATTTACCACGTCAACAAGCTCTTTGGCTTGCTCGTACGACAAACCTATATACTCGTCGCCGTCGCCGGAATAAGTACCGCCAATAAGTGGATTCTCTCCGTTGGACGCGGTAATGATGAATGAGCCGTTTCCTTTAAAAAGGGGGCTTCCGGTTCTCTCTATCTTCCACGGCAAAGGGTATTCTTCAAATAACTCTGACATTTCGCGCTCCTTATCCTACCAGTATCCTTGCAATCTTATCGTGTACCATGTCTTCATTGACGGTAGGCTGTAGGTAACAACGGCATCCTGGATGCGCTGGTGGGGCCGCGTCCATATCCCCCGCGCCAATGTGCGTACCGTCCAACTCGCCACAAATCGGACACACTAAGTCATCCTGCGCTGTCATCCATGTAGCGCCGTCAACGACTTCGGTACTCTCCCATGCGTCCATGTTGCCCTGCGCAAATACCCGTGTCGTTTCGGTTGCTGCTATCATGCTTGCGCGCGATTCCCCGAATATCGGCGTTAGACGCGCTTCCAGCGCCGATAACGGGGAGCCTTCCCTAATCCAATCCGATATAGCCTGCTGGGTCTGCGTGCGAGTGGTATCGGTAATGCCCTTGATCCATGTGTATCTGTAGTTCTTTGCGAAGTCCAGCGCCGATTGATTGGCTGCGTCGTAGCGCAACAACGAGCGGATAGACGGCGGCAAGATGTTTGCACCACCTTCCACGCCGCTCATGTAGGCATCGACCAGAATGGCGGCGAGTTCGTCCCACAGGTCGGCTTCTTCGTCTTGCCAGAATTGGTACTGCAAAGGGTTGGTCATTGTTGAACGAAGTTATTAGGCGGACAAAAAGATAGGTGAAACATCGGGAAAACAAAACAAGTTACGGCTTCTATGACGAAGCAAACAGCAACAATTAGAATGGCACACGCAATGACAAGTCTTATTTTTTCAAACATTATCGCAACTCCTTCGCCGCCTTTAATACACGCCTTTTCTGTGCATCAAAAAACTTGCGCATGACCTGATTGAGTTCCTTTTCCAGCGCCAGCCGCTTCTTCTCGTCATGCGGATTGGCGGCGTACATATCGGCTCTCATCTTCTGCGCGGGTTGTTGTTGGGCGTTCTGCTGACCCTGCTTCATCTTTTCCAGCAAGATATTCTGCTGTTCGGCTTTCTTTGCGTCGGCTTCTTCGCGGTCTATCTTGATTTGCTCTACATCTTTTTCTGGCATCCGTAGCACCTGGCGCAGCCAAATTTCATCGTTAGCATCCAGTGTGATAGCTCCCTGTAATTTCTGCAAGAAGTCTGCCACCACCGTAGCACCAGCATTGCCTTGCGCGGGTGTGTGTTCAAGTCGCAACCCTTCGCAGTCGTAACCGTTTAGCTCCATCAGTTGCGGAATGGCGCACTTGGTAAATGTCTCTGCGATGATGTCGGCAACTGAATTGACGCTCATTGTGAAGAAGTCTGTTTGATCGGTGGATAGCGCAAGACTGCCCGCGCCGTCCTGACCCAGCATTAGGAATTGAGCAAGGCACGACATTAGTATGCGCTTTTCGTAGCGCGTGATAATTTTGTCCGTGTCGAAGGCTCGCGTACCACCCGTTGACATAAGCTCTGCCGTCCAGCCGTCAGGCAAAACCAGCCCTGATTGTTCATCGTTTCTGATATTCCTGACAATCTTTGCGGCTTTTGCGTCGTCTGTTGTATCCCCGCCTGTAGTGGCCCCAGCGGGTAGGTGGATTACCGGCAACCCGGCAAGGTCGCGCTCAATGCCGATAGCTTCAATCTGCTGGATATGCTTGACGTAATAATATGGCACCCATGCGGTGCGCAGCATTGACCGCCCTTCGGGGTTATCTCGCTCTGCCCGCAGACGGTACGTCATCAATCTTTCAATCGGTATTGCAGTGGGTCGGTAGTGCGGGGGAGCAAGCTGCACGAATCCCCTTAGTTTTTGTTTTGGGTTTTGGTCTTCCGCGCTGTTGCGTATTTCCTCATACAACCAACGATACACCGTGTCCTGTCCGCGCGGGCTGAATGAGTGCCACAACATCTGACCATCCACATTTTGGTAAACCGTCTCGAACATCGAAAAGCCGAACGGTATCATGGTCAGCGCTTCGCTGATGTGGTCATTCCACGAGTGACACAGGTTGGCACGCGCAGAGTCCAGCAACTCTAAGCGCGGGTCTTCTTCGCCTTTGTTGCTAGAGAAAGTCCACGACATACCCCGCAATGGGTTTTCGTTGCTCATCAATAGCGCCCCAACGATGGGCGAGTTAAGCCGCATTTCGTTGTAGCGCTTGTATGCTTCTTTGCCGCGCAACTCAACCAGCGGCTCTTGAAATATCAGGCCGCTAAACTGCGCAAGACCTGTTACGCCGACTTCCATGTCAACGGGGACGGCGGTATTCTTGACGAGATCGGAGCCGCCCAAGATTGAAGACGGGGGCGTTGCGATCTGGCCCGGCAGGGTGGTGGGGTATTCTGGGGCGTCTTTGGTGGCGTAGGATTGGCGTTTTCGATTGGTCATTTAATACCTTTTAGTCCATCCGTGATTACTTTCTTCATCTTCCTGCCCCAGCCACTTACTTTTGTGTTCGGGCTGATTTTTGGGCAGTGGCGTGTGATGTCCTGCCAAGTCGAACCATGTCCAAAACCAACTATCAGCCAAATCCAGCGGCTTGTTGGGGAAACGACGCAACGATTTCTCTATTGTAGCATGAGTGCCCGTCATGTGCACAACATTTCCATGCTCATAATCCGCCAACATTCTCGAATTGCGCTCAACCTTTGAGCCATTGCCAGCGCCCGCCTTTTCAGAATCAAACGCTGGGAATACATGTCGGGATAGCTCTGGATGTTCGGCACGTATTTTATCGCACGCACGCATGTAAACGCTGATCCAAGTGTCGCCACCCTGATCGGTTTCCACGCCGACAACAGACGCGCCCAGTTCCAACGCTTTGAGTATCGCCCGCTCCATTGCATCTTCTGGACTAGTGATGGCTTCCCAAAAGTATAAGCCGTATACTTTTCCATTCTCATCTACCCCACCAGCGCTAATGCCCATGCTATCGCTCTTGTCCGTGGATGTGACGGCTGGGTCAACCCATACGACAACGCGCACAAAGTTTGGTAAGTTGCGCCGCTCGATGTGCTCAAATTCGATATGATCCCATATGCCGCCCGAACGGTCTACATCGTGCTGCGCTTCCTGTAAAAAAGAAGACAATCCCCATAGATGTATTTGGCTTTGACATATCTCTATATTTTGCCCTTGCCACGTCGGAACGCCTCCCGTGATAAAATACATGCTGCGTTTGTGTTCTGCGCTGTAACGTATCTCATACGTCAATCCGTTTAGCGCCGGGTATGGGCCGCTTACAATACGATCTGCGAGAAAGTCGGCGCGCCCATCAGCGAGCATCGAAGCGATGCTGTCAGGGTGTATTAGGTTTTGAATAAACAACACGGCGCAATCCCCGTTTGACCCGCTTGGCAATATGCTCTTTGTAATAGTCTGTATCTTTTTTTGCGTCGTGGCAAAGCTATCGTGCAATTCGTCCACATCGTCTAATATAATCATGTCGGGGCGCTGTTCTTCGTCCTTCATGCCGCGCGCACTGGTATCCAATCCGAGCGCGTCAACCGTAAAGCCGTTGCTGGCTTTCAAGCGAGAGCGCCGCCAGCCCTTTGAGTTCCCATATTTTCCTATCGCACGAGATGCCAAGGATGGGTAATATTTCTCTATCTGCCCACTCTCTAACATGCCACCGATGTTCTCGACGTGCGAGTCGGCTTTGTCTTGTGTGCCGCTTACGTACCAAATGTATTTTCTTTTCTCGGTTGCCCCCAATCGAACAGATGCAAGTTCGGCGCTTGAAGACTTTGCGCCACCACGGGGCCACAAGCCGACGAATGGAGATGGTCTCACGCCAACGTTTATATTATCCACCCACTCCCAGAAATCAATATGTCGCTGCGCAAAAGGGGCAGCGACATATTTTGGGAATAAGTCAGGTAGCCAATCACGCCAATCGTCAGGCGGTATCAAGTTTTTATCTCCGCTGGCAAAGCGATTGCGCAGTTCGATTTCTGCGTCAATCTGGAGTTGATAGGACTGATAGGACATCTTCACCGTCTCTAATGCGTTTTAGTTGGGAGACTGATAATTTCGACAAATCTATGCTAGAAATGTTCATGCCGTTCTTTACCGCCCCTTCGTCTCTATCCATAATAACCGACAGTAACGACGAATTTGGCTCAAACATAAGCGCAGTAAACACACGGGCGATCATTAGTTTTTTGAGTTGCACTTTTTTTGGAAGTTGCAGGAATGCCCGCCCCAAGTCATTGTCTTTTCCCACCATTCCGACTATTTCTTCGGGGGTCATTTGCGAAATTTCGCGGATAATAGCAGACCACGACTGCCCATCAGCCGGGCGGCCCGCTGGATTAGGTGAAGGCTCTCCCTTTATCCATCTCCCCTTTTCGTCCCTGACAGGGCCTGATTTTTTCGTGTTAGCAAGTTCTTTATCGCTCATCTACCCTCGTGCAACTGCATCTTTCACAAGTGTAGCCACGTGCCCGTCACTCAAAACAGCGACCACCGAGAAATCAGATACAAAACCAGTCAAAAGGCTCGTAAGTGTTTTCGGTAACTCAGCCCTGACGGTCTGAGAGCCAGTGCCAGCCGTGACCACACTCATAGTCACAGGAGACGACGACGCAAAACCAGCGTAAAACTTGACAGACGCAGCGCCTGTTAGATTCGGCCAATCGTTGGATGACCAATCAAGAGAACGTCCATCCGCATAATAATAGTCATCTCCAGGGATAATTTCGATACTACCGCCAGATAAAACAGGGCTGTTGACCGTAATAGTCGCAGATGCCACGCGGCTGTATATCAGCGACACTTGCATGTCCAAATAATCCACAATCAGCTTGCCGATGCTGCCAGATGTAATCAAGGCCGACGTCAATCTATCCCAAATACTCGCAGGCTGCGCCGCAATATCAGCGCTTATCGATGCCAAAACAGGGACACCCAACCGGGCGTAATTGTCGCCGGTCTGTATTTTACTCTGCGGCTCAATAAACAATCCCTGCTCATCCATCGTGGTATCAGATGTTTCCGCATAGGCCGCCAGCGGCAGGTTATCTGCGCCGGAATATGAATAATAATAAGCGCTTGTGATCGGAGTTACCAGCGACATAGCAGCCGCCGAAACAAGCGCAATAGACGGATTAGTTACATCTACAATCGTGATAGTTGGCACGGACGTAGGCACGACGGCTTTACCCGCCTTTTTCCATCCGCCAATAAAAATATAACTAGTTGTCATAATTACCTAAAGCGAACTTATCTGTGTTTGAATAATTGATGCAATAACATCACAGCCGCCCTCGGCTGGATGAACTTTATCGGCGTTGAAATATGTTGTATTTGTCGCATCCTGTAAGCGAGCATCAGCACCCAAATCGGCAAGCCGATCAGCAAACGAATAGTTTGCACGCAGTAACGCATTGAGCGCCGGATACATGGTTCCATGCCAACCAACAGCGTTACGGCTGGCGTCTTGCGCGTCAATCTCTGAGCACACAATGATTTTATTCCAGCCTGCCGCCCGGCGTGCCTGGCAGTACGTTTGTAGTCTGGTGTAAATGGTCGAAGCGGTCATGCCGCCTTCCAACGAATCGTTCACACCGCCCCAGACTACAAGTATATTACTGCCGCCTGAAATAAGCTTGCTGTCAATGTTTGCGGCCCCATTGGTAATCATATTGCCAACAGTCTGACCACTGACGCCCCACTCCTGTATGCCGCTAAAACCATATTTCGTCAAAACTGTTGGATAGATTGACTGCACCCAAGATTTTGTAGATGTTCGGCTATCACCGTCACAACCAACCAAAACATTTGACGGCGCATCGTATCCAGCAAGCGTTCTTGCTTCCGCATATGTTATTTCGCGGTTGATGAGCATAAAATCATGGATGTTGTTACTCCAACCCGTTCCAGCGTTGTTACCAACCCGCGCATAACCGCTCATGGTGCCCGAGAATGTACCCAGCCCCGTAGAATACAGAGACGGAATCCCGTTGACAAAAATGCGCATACGGTTATTCGACTTACTAACCGATAGCGCCAGATGCAATCTATTAGTATGTTTCACCGCAGACGAAAAAATCGTTATGTTCGTCCCCCCAGCGATGTACGAAAATGATAACCTACCGTCAGCCGACAATTTCGGCGCAATAATGCGGTTATTGTTATCTGCTCCAACAAAATAGAACAGATAATTAGCCAATCCATTATTCCACGCTGTTGACGAGAGATTAGCGAAGCAACACGCGGTAAACTCCCCCAGGTTGGAATTGAACATGCTTGTCGGTACACTGGCGTAACCATTTGTACCGGGGATCATGCCGACACCAGCGCCGCCCAATGTTGGGCTATTTGCGTACGTGGCGGTATTAACCCTGCCAGAGATGTCCGCCGCAGAAGTGCCGCTTGCTTCGTCAAATTTGTAGTGCGCAATAATAGACGAGCCGAGCAAGGATCGCGCCCTCTTGTAATAATCCAATCTCGCCACATGGTTTTGCGCTATCATTGCCATCCCCCACCAACCAACCAAAAAAATAAATGCCATAGACCGAGCCCAACGAGCAGCGCGGCAGCCCACCCAATAACGCGCCGGCCAAAGCCGCCGCGCCCGATGTCTTCCGTTGTTCCGTTCGTGTCTGGGTCAGATTCGATAATCATGCTTAAAGTATATCACGCCCGCGTCTGTTTGCAACGGGCAAGATTGCGCGGGGAAGTGTCATAAATCCGCTTTTATGTGCAAATATTGCCTAAAAACTTCGATAGCTTCATCCGCGCCGTAACAGACAGCATCCAGCCCGCCTGCCTGACTAACAGCCGCTAAAAATTCGCGCTGGCCTTCGCTTACGCCGCCCGTGATAAATCCGTTCTCTTTTTCGTTTTGTCTATCTCGCTTCTTCATCTCAACCGCAAGATAGTGATAGCCGTTTGACGGTATCAGGCAAAGAACGTCCGAAACACCCGGTAGTAGTCCTTCGGATTTTAAGTTATTCATTTGGATGTATCTCAGCCGTTTGTCGCCGCCAAGTTTCGCGCCGTTCGGCACAGCGAAAACGAGAAACTCCACCAATGGGCAGTCAACTACCGCCACCATTTGAAGCCACTCAAAGAGAATTGACTGCTCTTTGTGCTCTGTTGGTACCGGTATTTTACGAGCCATCAAACGCCGCCAGTGTCGCTTCCGTTCGCGCCCGTGCTTCGGTATCGCACAGCGCGTGATAGATACCACTGTCCCGGTCGATGACCTGCCCGCGCCATAACTTGCAACGGTAGCGCCTGACCTGCACGCCTGCGCTGTTCTGTTGCACGACAGATTCGATAGTCAGGTTGTACCAGCGGTCTTTGGCCTGTTCTGCGTCCATAAAAGCCGCGGAGAATTCGGCGGCGTGGTTTAGATCGGTAGCGGGCTTAAATTCGTAGAAGCCGCGCCATGAAAGTTTTCCAGAATTAGGCATAGTTTCATACCCGTACCCCCACACCTTCCACCCCATAGCCAGCGCCGCAGCCTGATTCAGTTCAGCGTCCGTCATGGCTGCATAGTTACGGGCGGTCATTGCTTACTCACAATCTCATGAATAGAAATTTCAACCTTTACGGCTTCCAATTCAATCCCTTTGCGCATCCCGTAGAATCCGTAGTCATTAAAAGCACTCTCTGCTTTTCTTTGCGTATCATAATACAAAACACGCTTTTTATCAGGGGCATCAACGGGAACAAGCCAACGATTACGAACCTGACCCTTGGCAATGAATGTCCTGTCCTTGCTCATAATAACCCACTTAGTTTCTTGGATATTTAACATACTCACTCCAATAATCGATGTCTCCCGGCGCGGGCTGTTGTGTCAGCGCCCGCCTGGCTAGTCGGATTTTCGCGCCGGGATACTAGCTAATATACGTCCACGAGCGTAACGGGATAAGCGCCGCGTGCTGGCCCTGCGCACTCAACCATTACCATGCTACCGGGTTGATGCGCTACTGGTACGTTCCGCTGATAAACGTGTCTCACGTCATTCTCCGCCCACAGGCCGCCCGTATCTTTCAAAACGCAATCGAGAAACTCACGTTTCTCGATGTGCCCATGCGCCATGTATCCAACGACATTTGCGCCGCCTTCAAATTCAAAGATAGGTTGAAAACTTCCGTCCTTCATATTCTCTCCATCCAGTCGCCGGAACCGCCGCCAGTCCCGGCCCTTGCAATTCGCGGGTGGCCGCTATCGTGCTCATGCACGCATTGCCGAAATAAGCCCGTATTACGGGGTATTTATTGAGTGACAGGCTATCCACCCAAGACCCGCCGCCGAACCGATACCGCCCCGCCGTCTATCGGGATTACCGGATAACCGCGATTGAATACACGTCTCGACAGGGGAAGCACGCCCCATAACGGGGACAAACTTTGCGGGGCGGGTTGACTTTCTAGACAAAGCCAACCCGGCAGCCAGAACACGTGCTACAGAACACTCGTCAGCCGCGCTACCCGCGCATCAAACACGGCCTAAGCCGGAATGACCTAATCTTCCAAACTTTTTTCACGCTCGGCGTCCCAAGCATAGTCATCCCGATCCGCCCCGGCTTCCTGCGCTGGGACGCGCTTATCTTCTGCGTTCGGCACAATGTGAAATGTGTCGGGTTGTGCGGTATAAGCGTATACACGAGTATAGCCGATCTTATCCGCCAACTCTGCACTGACATTGCGCCGCCCGGCAAGCACATCGTAAATATACTGGGCCCCGTAATCAATGGACGCAGCAAATTTAGTCACGGTTCCGCTTTCCTTGACCAGCGCCCGCAACTCATCACGAACATCATTTTCAGATCGAATGTTATTTTCCATGCATCAATGATAGCATGTACTTATCAGAAAAGCAACATACAAATTGCCTATTTTGCCTATTGCAACTTAGCTATGTATGTGCTAAAATGAATCATCGTTAGCAAACAAATGACCAACAGGAGCAAGGATATGACAGAACAACTCTACACCCTGCACGTTGACCAATGGCCCAGCGCAGTCGATGTTACAGTGCGCATCATCCAGACCAGCACGATCAAGCCGACCCGCGTAATGGTCGAAGCCATCGAAGGCTACCCGTTCATTTCTGGCAGCGGACGACCCGTTTTGAGCAGCGATGTATGGTGGTACAAACAGCGCACGGCGGACATGAGCCAGCTCACCGCCCTTCAACCCGCCCCGGCAAAACCGGAAAACGACCCGACCAGCATGGACTGGCTGCCAACGCCGGAAGCGACGGACGACCCAACGGGGTACGCAAGGACGGGATACTAACCACCCCCAGCGCAGCACGCGGAAGAATTGGCGATTCGGGATCGCCGCGCTGGATTAGCTACCACCGGGTAGCGATAAACTAGCATGTCGGACGTATAGCCGACAAAGGACAGGTAAAAATGCAACACTCCGAAAGTCTCAAGAATTTAGCAGGGGCGTTATCAAAAGCACAGGCAGAAATGCCAGTAGCCAGCGAAAACGCCAAAAACCCCCATCTTGGCAATAAATACGCCGATCTTGGGGCTATTATCGCCGCCGCCCGCCCAGTTTTAGCAAAACACGGGTTAGCTGTTAGTCAGTTCCCAATGAGCGACGGCGGGAATATCGGAGTGGAGACGATCCTACTCCACGAAAGCGGGGAATGGATGAGCAACACAATGCTCATGGACACTAGCTCACAAAAGGGACTGAATGATGCGCAGGTTGTCGGCCTGACAATATCGTACTTTCGCCGCTACGCCTTCGCCGCTGTTCTGGCGATTTACACCGGAGATGACACGGACGGGGCAAGCGGTAAAAAGGAAGCGACGGATAACAGCGCAAAACCAGTCACCGCCGCCCTTGTAGTTGCGGCTGAGTGGGCAAAGGTTCCAGCCCACGCCGAGCATCTTATCAACGTTCTTGGCATTGGTAAGATGACAATGGGCGAAGCAACAAAACTCTATAACATCTACCGCCCTTGGCGCACTGATGGCAAACTCGAAGCCGCTGATGCAGCAGCGAAGGCCCACGCGGGCGAAATCTACGTAAAGGCGGCTTAACATGTATCAGCAGATAACAATTGTCGGTAATCTCGGAAAAGACCCCGAAATGAAATTCACCCCAGCGGGAAAAGCTACCACGTCTTTCAGCGTAGCCACCAGCCATCAGTACACCCAAAACGGTGAGACAGTCAAAGAGACAACTTGGTTCCGCGTGCAAGTTTGGGGCAATCAGGCGGAAGCGTGCAACAAATACCTGCACAAGGGCAGCAAAGTACTCGTTACAGGCCGCCTACAAGCCGACAAAGCAACGGGTGGGCCGCGTATTTGGATGAACAAAAATAACGAGCCGAAATCCAGCTTTGAGATCAACGCATCCGAAGTCAAATTCCTTGACCCAGCCGGGGCCGCTCGTGCCGAAACGCCAGCGGGTAATGATTTCCCAGATGACGGGATACCGTTCTAAACCGCCGCTCATCGGCACCAAAGATGCTGACAGTCCGTAAATCGACGTTGGCAACGGCGGATAACATATCAGGCAAGACCGGGGTGCGCATGGATACGCACAAAAGGAGTCTACCCGTGATTGAAAAATTAAAGAAACTCGCAGAATTACGCGCTGGCTATCAAGCCAACAGCGCCCGCGTACAAGACGCAGAAGCAAGCGCGAAAGACACCCCGCAATGGGAAGCTTATGAAAATGCCTTAGATGTACGCGGTATCATCGGCGCGGATATTGAAAAACTCGAAGCCGAAATAAAAGCCGAAGCCGTCGATAAATTTATCGGCTTTGCGATTGGAAAGAAACCGTTTGAAGGTCTTGAAATCAAAACCTTTACCGTTGTCAAGGTCATTGACGAGAAAGCCGCCCGTGAATGGGCCATGAAGAACTTTACACCCGCGCTAAAACTCGACACAAAGGCCATCGAAAAAGCTGGCAAAGAAAACCTGACCCCCGACGGTCTTGTCGAGATCACCACTGAACACCGCGCCCAGATTGCAAGCGATTTGAGCGGGTATTTGAAGCCGTAACCACCACATCCCATCGCCGCTACCGTCGCAAGGCGGAGCGGCAGAAAGCAGCAGGATAGAATGCCAAAAGTAAAAAGCGCATCAACCAATGTAACTCACATCAACGGCGAAGACATAAAGCGCGTGCAAGACCAGACAGGCGCTTTTATCTCTCCTAACTTTGCGCAAGATGCCCGCGTTGTCATTGACCGACCCGAACTGGTAAAGCCCGGTTTGCGGCTGGGAGATTGGTCACGGGTGGAGAAATGAGTAACAGATACAGCGTGGAGTTTCACGGAACAGCAGGGACGTGGTTTGTACACGACACGCAGAAATCTAACATCTGCTTCGGGCAAGAACTCATGAATGGCGTAATTCATGCCGACGAAATCGCCGAACAACTCAACGAAAAGGACGTAACTATCGCCACCCTGACCGCCGAGCGTGACGCGGCGCGGGAACGGGTTGGGCTACTGGAAGCGGCGCTGACTGAAATCAAGGCGACGCGAATCGATGACGCGGAAAGCTGGCAGGACTATAGCCGGATAATTTACGGTATCTTTGACACTTGCGACGCCCTACTCGCCCCGGCCCCGCAACCAGCCCCAGGACCGGAAGCCGCGCCGGAACTTACCGACATCCAGTTCCGCGCCCTGTGGCAAAAAGTGAACGAAACGGATGCGACGATTGAAGAGATCGGCGCTTATCGCGTAGAACTTGACCGACGCGCAAAGTTGCTTATGGCGAACGACGACAAGCACGGCGTGGACCAGCGCGAAGGAAAACGCAATGGATGAGATAATCGCCTTCCTGCAATCCACAGACCCGCTGGCCGCGCTGTTCGTCTGTGGCGCTGCCATAACGGTGCTCGCCGGTATTGCCGCGCTCGTGGATTACGTGACGAAATGACCCCCGAAGGCTATGTCGACATTGGCGGCACGATCTTGGCCGTCGTTCTGTTCGTAGTGGCGATGATACTTATGGAGTTGCGCAAGAAAAACGATTGACCAGGCCGCCGTCCCAACGCTCGTTATAGTCTCGCCCTGCAACGCACGACAAGCAATCACCCCGCATCGGCGATAACCTAACGACAGCGAGCGCGGACGGCGGCGATATTGGAGAATATTATGACGCTACAAGAGTATTTCAAGTCCAACGACAAGATAATGCGTGGTGAAAATCCGCCATCGAATAATCCAGCATACAAAGACGATCCAAAGCGCATCTGGCGTTACTATATGCGTAATTTCGGGTACGGATTGGCCGACTTTGATCTAAAAGAAGGCGAAGACTTAATAAAAGGTTTGTACTCTGGTTGGTTCATGCGGCTTGAATTTGCAAACAGAAACCGCCCAGACGTTGACGCCAAAGAATTTATGGGGTGGATACGTTCTGCACGCGATGAAGCGTTAGCACGTCGAGCCGAACGAGCTGCCCAATGACCGCCCGCCCCACACTGACAGCGGCGCAAAAATACGTCTTGCGCTTACTAAACGAACCGGGCAAGATCGCCGCGTACAATGGCTCAACCGGGGATTGGGTTATTGACGGCAAGATTTTCTCATCGTCTGTTCGCGCCCTGCTCGACATGGGATTAGCGGAAGAATATTACGGCAGCGCGATAGTCAGTAAATCAGGACGCGCATTGCTCACGGAGACGGGATTATGACCCGCCACACTCACCCGACCATCACCGCGCCGTGGTTGCGCTCTTCACTCGCCCGCCGTCTGTGGGCCATGCGCATTGATTGGCATATCGTTGGCTGGTGGGAACATCTGCACGAGATAGCCGTCTCTTGTTACGCCGAAGCCCAAGCCGCCATCAACAGCGGCGGGCATATCAATGGAGAGTTTTAGACATGGAAAAAGTTATAGTCGATGATCCACAATGGAGAGATGCCACCGGAAAAGTGTATGGCCCTGGGAAACGACATGGCATGACAGGAGTAGTTGTTCGCAGGACTGGGTATAAGTGCGGACGAAATGAAATCGTTGAAGTTGATTTTGGCGCAGAAGGAATCCATAACCATTGGAGTGAAGACCTTAAGTTCGAGCGGCCTAAAACTGGCGGCGACATCGGCCCACAAGACCGGCTATTCTAGCCCGCCACGCACCGGGATTGGCGCAAAATGGCGGAAGTGTGGTACAATTGTCTTTGTAAGACGGGCTGCAACCCGTGACACGAACAGAGTATGTCTCAAAAAAACACGTTTGTCGATTTTGAAAAAATGGTTTGGGCGGTGGCTTGCAGGCCGTCACTCTGACCGTACCGGCCATTTTTTCAAAGTAAGCAAGCGTGTTTTTTGTTGCCTAAAAACAAGGAGTCAATTATGCAAGGTGAAGTAGAGATATTTATCAACAGAGATTACACAGTGATAAGAGTGGCCGACAAACTATCTGGGGAAGATATTGTTGAAGTGAAATTGACCCCAGATCAATTAAGTATGGCTCTTGCGCGTTTCGGTAATACGCCATGCGAAATTACGCGCCTTACTCAAAGCCTTGACCACATGGGGAAGGCGAGAGAGCATCTTTGGCATGAGTTTGAGATACCGAACGGCACGACCTACAAAGAGCGCAAAGAAGTAGCCCGCAGAACTTACGAAGCCAACCCGGTTAACGGCTGGATTCCTTCGCATTATTACGGATCACAAGACTCATTCAAGGTGAAAGACGGAAAAGAATTTGCTTGCATGATGCTGTATCGCTTCGTTGAGCCCACCCCCACCGAGGCCGCGCAATGAGCGGGCAGGCGGTGTTTGTCGATAAAAACGGAGCAGAAATAAAGCCGGGCGATGTTGTGCGTTTTGTGTCAAACGAGGTCACCGGAGAGCGACCAGCGAGACGCGGGAAAAGCGGATCATACACCTATTCTGACATTGAGATTGTCGCAACCGTGCGCCTCGGGATGTTCAAGACTCCTTTAGCCGGAGAAATATATACCTATTGGCTAGACACAGACCAAACCATTAAATATGATTCTTACTTTTTTGTCACACGCGCAAGAGATTTACCGCGTTTGTATACAAAAAAAATGAGCCGCGTTTTGTCTACGGGATTGGCGATGAAATGTGAAGTAGTGCCACCCGTCAAACCCGCTCAGCAGGTGCCGCAATGAGCGGGCCGACACAGAACGACTTGAACCAAGCCGCCGATGAAGCGGCACGGTCATTCTGCAAGATCGTCGGAAAAGTGTATGACGAATCATACAAGGCCGCCATGCTTGAACTTATCGAAAAGTATCCGCCCGATGATCCGGACGTAAAGAAAGGCCCGTGTCGACATGGATTTGACGAATCTTTCTGGTGCTCTCGCTGCAAGGGAACCATCGCGGAAGATTACAGCGCGATTGAAAAGGTGCCGCAATGAGCGAACAGGGCGCGTATTCAGCGGATGGTGACGCATGGCAAATAAACTGACACCGGGAGAAATAGACGCAAAGCGGGTTATTGACGCAATGCTAGAATCCGCAAAGCATCACGAACCATGTATTTTATGCGGACGAGCCACAAAGAACCGTGATATTTTTGCGCCAGATGATTCACAGAAATTCGGCGCACCAAAAGGAAAGACGCGATATATTATCATGGCTGTATGTGGTGTCCATGTCATGGAAGGCGCAACGTTGGACGAAATCGAAGCTATTATATTCTTGCGCTTCAACAACCCAAACTGATACTTGACACGTAAAAGAGCATGGAGTAATATTGACGTACAACTTAACCCGTTTGGCGGCGGGCCGAAGAAAACGAATCGCTTTTTTCTGAGTGTCGTTTCTGTTTAGCTTTCCCGTTTCTTCGCGGGGCCGCCAAGCCAACCAGAGCGACAGATCGACACTCACAAGGAAGTGATTTTTTATTTATGCGTAAACTATCACAGTCCGAATATTACGAACTACAAACACAGTACGAAAAGACACCCGCGCCCGGTGACAACATCGGCGCAACGGGTGAACACTATATTTTGATGGCACTGCTGAACCGTTTCGGGTTTCGTGAAAATAGCACGGCTAACGCTATGAGATTAGCCGAAAGGTTGTTGAGTAATGGTTACAAATAGGCATACACATGCAGATATTAAAAACGCGGATGTTCGGCGCTTGCTGGCAACCGATCTTATGGCATTACGTTCTGCAATGCGCCGCGTGGATTGTCGCATGGACACAGACTGGGTGCAAGGTATCCGCGTCGGTCTTGATACGATGGCGCGGCGGATGGATTTATACGTTAGACTTGGAACGGGCAAGGAATTTTAGCCATGATCGACACAGATACTATCAAACAAAGCATCTCCATCATGGACGTGCTAAAAAACCACCCAACCCACCGCGCAGGGCATGAATTTCGATGCGCTTGCCCCATCCACAACGGCAAGGATATAAACGCCTTCGCCATCTACGACGACGGCAAGCGTTGGAAGTGTTTCAGCGGCGATTGTGGCAGTGGTGACGTTATCGCTTTTGTGATGGCCCAGCAGGGTATTGGATTCGTTCAAGCCGTCGAATATTTGGGCGGCGGAAATCGCATCACGCCAGAAGAAGCCCGCAAAATGGCAGAGGCCAGGGTCATACAGACCAAGGCCGAGCTCGAAGAGAAACAACGCGAATACGACGAAGCGGTGAGAGACTTATCACAGGCGCAAGCATGGGAAGAGTATCACGCCAACCTGACAAACTCAATCCGCTCGTATTATCGGCAAAGGGGAATAGCCGACGAATGGCAGAACCTTTGGAAGTTTGGGTATAACCCAGCCTTTCAAGCCCTGACAAAACAGGGAAAACTTACTACCGCTACAATGACAATCCCAATATTCGATACCGGCTGGCAGATCAAGAACATACGCCACCGCTTATTAAACCCTATTGACCCAGCCGATAAGTACCGCCCGCAGAATTACGGACTGCCCACGTATCCATTTATGTGTGATCCTGACATTGGGTGGAACACAGAGCGGATTCTGTTCTGGGAAGGCGAATTCAAAGCCGCTACGCTTTTTGCAACTATGAACATGCCAGACTTACAGGTTTTCGGGTTGGCTGGTAAAAACCAATGGCGCAAACTGGCAGAGCGGGCAAAGGGGCACAAAGTATTTATAGGCTTTGACCCCGGCAGCGAAAAAGAAGCGTGCGAGTTTGCCCGCGCATGTGGTGGGGCTGGCGTGATTGCATTGTCTCACAAAGTGGACGATGCGATTGTCGAGTATGGCCTGTCAAAACAGTGGGCACAATCGCTTTTGAAGACGGCGCGAATGGTTAGATAATTAGATTTTGTGGTAGAATATCTTTGTGGCTGATTACCACAAAGTAACAAAAACTCAGTAAGGGATAACATCATAAGCACCGTTTGTAATTTTTATCTGGTTTTCGGTAAAGAGCGCCTAATCACCGCAGTTTGTCCTTACTGAGAGCCGAAGACCAGATAAAGACTTGCAGGCGGTGTTTTTTTTATTCTCAGGAGGAAGGCGTGGAAGATCAAGCGGATTACTTGGCAGACATGAAAGAAATGGTTGGAAAAGGGTACGACAGACCATCGATTGAAATTGAAGCCCCGCGGTTAGTTATTGAGCGGCGCAATAGACAGATGGTAGAGACGGAATCCCCCGCGTTCGTGAAGGTTTCGACGAACTTTAAATCGGAACTGAAAGAACTTGACGCAACTGCCCTGAAGGTGTGGCTTTACATTGCGCTATCAATCAATCGCATATCAGAGACCGCTTACCCCGGACTGCGTAAAACAGCAGAAGATACGGACTTAGCAATCAATACTGTCAGAGATGCAGTTGATCGGTTGGAGAATAAATATAATCTACTCTCAGTCACGCGGCACGGCACAAAGCGGACTATTTACCGCGTGACTGATTTCGTCTCAGCCAATCACAAAGAGCCTGTATCAAAAACTGATACACCCATACAAACTGTATCAGTTTTTGAAGAAACTGTATCAGTGAACACGGTAAAATCTGCACAACCAGAATTAACCAGAAATATATACACAGACCCCATAATCGAAAAGATGAACTCAATAGGAATGTTCCCTAATGCAGACACATCGAATTTAATTGATACTTGGAAGGCGATGCACTCTGATGAAAAAATCATGCTTGCCTTGGATAAAGCGAAAGGCAAAAACCAGAAATACGCAGACACTATTCTGCGTGGTTGGGAGAAAGACGGCTACCCGTTGACAAAGGAAGAGCGCGCAAAATCCTTCGCTCCAAAAAAGGCGTATACACCCGCCGTTGTAAACCGCCTTCCACCCATGCGAGATTAACCCATGACAGACGTAAAATCAATTATCTTTAGCCCGCAAGACCGCGCCCGAATCAGCGAAGCGGATATACAGCGCAGACGCAAAAACGCGATTGAAGGCGGCTTGGGCGGTGGTATGCCGCTTTATATCCCTTTCGATGACCAGAAAAAGGTTGTTGACCTGAAAAACCCCAATGACATCGGATTCTTGCCAGTGCTCCCCGGTGAGATGATCTCAGTCATAGCCCGCCCCGGCAATGGCAAAACGGCCTTTCTGATGCGAACTGCCCGCGAAAGAGCCGGGATAATCCGCGCAATGGCGGCGGCTGGTGATGAAGAAGCAAAGCGGCGGGTGGTTGTGTATGTGACGTATGAGCAACCCGTAGAAGAGCTAAACGCCTTCCACCTTGCAGCTAGTATGTCAGAACAGAACCGATTGAGCGTTACCGCTATGGCAATGGGTATTGTCTCGGATGCGCAGATGAAAGAAATAAGCCGCATCAATACCAACGCGATTGCAGACCCGCTTTGGGTGGTTGGTCATAGTATGGAGTTGAAGCGGCGTAAGCCGCTTGTATCAGTGGCAATGCTTGAAGATGCGCTGTACCAAATAAAAAACTGGCAAGAAGAAGATAGCTTGATAATCGACTCTGTATTTATTGACTATCTGCAAAAGATGCCATACAGCAAAGCGGAAAACAAAACTATCGGCGTATCCGAAAACTCAGGTGCAGTAAAAACGATGATGCCCGGTTTGGGTACGCGGTCAATTGTAGCCGTTCAAGCCGTCCGCGAAGTTGGGCAGCGTGACGACCCAACCCCAACGATGGAAGACGGGCAATGGACAAGCTCAATCGAGCAGGACTCGGACGGCGTTATTTCGATCATGCGCCCGTCATTGTACCGAGCGCAGGGCGAACTTACGCACAAAGATTCATCTATCCGCGTGGAAGGCTACAACCAAATGAAACTAGCCTTTCTTAAGCGCAAGTTAGGCCCAGCAAACTTTGAACGCTGGATTAGTTTTGACGTGGCCTATAATCGCATCCTACAAGCCGAAATGAAATATATCAACGTGGAGAACTGACATGAAAAACGAAACTTACAAAATCACCGTCATCCATCCCGCCGTCGCCGCCGAACTCGTGGCGGGCAGCATCGAGGCCGAGCGGGACCAGGTACTGTGGAACTGCGTGCAGGCCGTGGCATCGAAGCAGATCACGCCGCAGCAAGGCGCGGATGCGCTCGTGGGGCTGGGGCAGGAGTGGGCGCGATGAGTTACGAAGCCGTTTGTAAATGCGCGGGTGGGGTGGACATAGTAACTTCCGTTCAGTACGAAACGGAAGAAATTTGCCGGGGCGCTGTGGAGCAACACATACAGCGCGGTTCGTTTCCCTACATAGTTTCTTACGAAATCAGACCAGCCACCGCGCCGCCTGTTGTATTACAAATCGGGAGAATTTGCCCTAAGTGCAAAAATACCATAGCATGGAATCATATCTGTGTAGGTGAGTCATGAAAATGCTCGTTGGCTGCGAAGAATCCGATACAGTCCGCGCCGCGTTTGAGCGCATTGGGTGGGACGCCTGGAGTTGTGATTTACAACCCAGCCGAAATCCAAAGGCCCAGCACTATCAAGGCAACGTGTTCGATGTTATAAAGCGTGGATGGGATTTGATAATCCTGCATCCGCCCTGCACTTACACATCACTGAGCGGGAACCGCTGGTACTGGAATAGCCCACTGCGTCAAGAAGGTGCGGCATTGTGCTCCAAAATGTGGAAAGAAGCCAAAGAGAACTGCGATAAAGTTGCGCTTGAACAACCTAAAACCGTAATGCAGAGATACATTGGCCCACGTTCTCAGATAATCCAACCCTACCAATTTGGGCACGGCGAGACAAAAGAAACGTGGCTCTGGTTGCACGGCTTACCCTGTCTTGTGCCCACAGATGAAGTCGAAGGCCGCGAACAGCGTATTTGGCGTATGCCCCCTGGACCTGATCGGCAACGAGAGCGGAGCAAGACGTTTGATGGAATAGCGCTTGCGATGGCTATCCAGTGGGGCGCACTATGACCGCCCTGCCCTTTCGCATCTACCAAGACACGCCGACGACCAACGAGACGCGCCTGTGCGAGTGCGGATGCAAGCGCCCGCTGACGGGTCATCAGAAATCATGGGCCACCGTCAGTTGCCGCAGCCGCAAGTATCGCGCCGACTTGGGCGCAATCCCGCGCGAGACGAAATCCGAGCAGCAGCGCAACAAGCGCAAGGTGGACGGCGTATCCGTCCGGGCCGCGTCGGAAGACTGGCCCAGCCGCAGGGAAAGAATCCGCGCCAAATATGGCGTGAAATTGCCGAAGATTGGAGAAAATACAATATGAGCAATCAACCGAAGTATTGCGCAGTTTGCAACCGATCAACGCCACACGGCCCGCTGGTACGCGGCGGCTGGTGCTGTGGACTGTGCGGGAGCGTTAGACAATGAACGCCTACTATGACAATTTGTTCGGCGGAATCACGCCCCAGCCGCTACACGGTGCAGAGATACCCGCTGTGGTCGTGACCCTGACCCCGGAGCAGTGGCAGGATAACCGCGACTTTGCCGCGATTGACTGCCCAGCAGCGTGTTATATCAACGGGTATCTGCCTGGCTACGACGTGCCGGAACTGGACACGCGCGGGTGGTCTATTTACGATGCGCCGCAAACTGGCTCTTGACAGGCTGGGGCATCGGGTATAAACTAAGCAAGTCGAAGGTTGAAGGGATTTTTTGTTGATATACGAGCCGTTGCAAAACACCAGCCCCTTTCCTTCGACACGAAAGACAGGCAACAAAAAGGTGAATTGTAGCGGCTCGTATGTTTTATTTTCAGGAGCAATGACATGGGCGCGTATAACGAATATTTTGTAATCGACTTGCCGCACGTAATAGAAAAATCAATTCCGGCGATGTCCGCCAAAACAGCGAACGATGCGATCGAGTTGGCCAAAAGATACTCAAAAGAGTATGATAACGATCAGGTGATTTTGCAAGTCGTGTCCATTGTCAAGAAGCCTTCCGAGTGCGAGTTGGTAAACCCTGTGTTTGACGACAGCGAGAAGCAGCCCGCCGCGCCCGTCCCCGCATATGCGGTGGGGGATGAAGTTGAAGTAACCGGCTATGTCAGCGACGAAAAAGACGACAGCGATAATTGGCACGAAGCCTTTGTCAACGAAGTGCGCGGTGAGAGATATTGGTGCAAGTTGGTTGGTGGCCCGTACTGTGGCGCAACTGTCATCCGGCTTGCATCGCAAATCCGCCGCCCAGCCGCGAAGCCGGAATTTAAGTTCGGGGATCGGGTGCGGGTTGGGGTCAGCTCGGATGGTGAAGACTTTTCAAAAAGCGCCGCCGTATATGTCTATCGCGCTCGGGGCGGCTACCACATGGTGGCGTTAGAAAAACGCGCATCGAATTACTTCTTCCCGCCTGACCAAGTATTCCCCCTTTTTTAGTATGCACCGGGCTTCGGCCCGCGCAGAGTCGGCGGTAGACTTCGCAGATACGACAGCGCGAAGGCCTAAGGTAAGACGCACGATACTAAGCCGGGATTTGCGTCCCGGCCCGCCGATTGTAATACCCCTGATGCCGAAAACGGCAAACTCAAGCCACTCGAAAAATAACCGTCCCGAAAGGGTTGACGCAGCCAAATGTTTACGGTGTATTGGCAAGAGAGCGACTGGCGCAATGCTGGATGCAAGTACCCAGTTGAAAAAATGACAGCCAATCGAGCGGCGGCAGGGCGCACGAAGACGCAGTTAGCCAAAATGCTACGCGGGTAGGCGAAAGTCCCGCAGAAAGGCTAGGGATATTATCAAATAATCCGCCCCCAAACGTCCGCAGGAAATCCCCCTACCTAGTCGATTATCCACCGGATGAGTACAGTACACACAATTGAGCGCACGACTTTCGCGTCGTCAATCATATTCACGGGATTGGATTTTGACGGGCGGCGCGGGAATAATATTGACCAATGGCGCAATGGTTAGCGCGGGAAGCCCATAACTTCTAGGTTGACGGTTCAAGTCCGTCTTGGTCAACAAGGGGCACACCTACCCTTGCAAGCAGGTGTAAAAAGGTAAGCGCGTGGCAAAGCTCGTCAAGGTGTTCATCGGGCAGGCTAGGAACAAGCCGCATGAGTTGCCACCCGGCAGAGCGCACGCGCTTACCTAATAAATCGACCACATCGGGCGTGATATACCCGAAATGGG